CAGTGGTCTCCGTTAAACTGGTGACCCCTATCTTGGAGCAGACAAGTCCTAGTACTTCGACAGGCATCCAGCCTGCTCCGACGGTTGCTTATAACTGCATTGGAAAACTGGAACTCGTGCTTCCCGATCGTTCCACGATTCAGAACCGCAAAGATTTGCTGGCCATGATGCGTGATCTGATTGATGAGGCGCTGATTACTGAATCTGTGGAATCCTTGGATCCTACTTACTTCTAATCAGAGTTCCTTCGTTCCTCAACGGTAATAATACCATCCGGGCAACTGGCCCTAAATTCATAAGGATCACCTATGAAATCGTCGAAGCCAATTCGATCTGTCTTATCGTTCCAAAACTACAGCCTCTTAGTAGATGACCGTGACAAGTCATCGTTTGAGGTTGCTCTTCGTCTGTACGAGGCTTTAGACACACCCGTTAGTTTGGGTATGTACTTGAAGCTGAAGTACGGTTGCTTTCTTGATATCGCGAAAGCTGATATCAATGATAAGCATTACGAAGATCACAACTCATGGAAGTTTGAAAGAGATTACCAGGCTATTTCCTTTTTACGGAAGTATCCTTTTCTACCGATTAATATCGACAGAGATAAAGTGGCTCTTGAAAAATTCCTTGAGTGTGAGGAACAGTGCTTGAAAACAAACCAACGAATTCGTCAGTTACGCGAGCGGCCTAGTGATAGTCCGCCCCATATAAGGCAAGCCATTTGGCTCGCCATGGGTAAAATTTCGCAGTTACTTGGCGACTTTGATTGGGATGAATTCTCGCGCTCTACTGGTTGGGGCCCAGGCGCGACTGATGTCGCGCACGGTGCCTACACTTCGGGATACAATAAGTTCTCAGGACCTCTAAGTGTGACAGATAATTGCTTGCCGTTGGCGCTCACGTGTATTAACACCACAGCGCCCTGGGCTTCATACGTCTCAGGCCAGAAGCCTGATTCGTTTGAGGTCTCGCTACCGGTTAGTGTGCTTCCCAGCGCACTAACTATAGCTCCAGGCGGCAAGAACACCTTCGTCCTAAAGAACGCCTTAACGAACCGCACGATCATTACTCCAGTCTCTCTGAACAGTTACTGTCAGAAGGGAAAGGGGAACATGATCAAGGCTCGTTTAAAGCGTGCAGGCGTCGACTTGCGAGACCAGTCTCACAATCAACGCCATGCTCTCATGGGGTCCCGCTTCAACGATAGAGCTACACTAGACGCATTTAGCGCTAGTGACTGCCTTGCTTTTGAAGTGGTACACCTATTCCTCCCCGAGGGATGGGCCATACCTCTGTCTCTTTCTCGAGAAGGGTTCGGTTACTTACCGTCGGAAAAACGTTGGATCAAATTCAACAAGTTTTCGGCGATGGGTAACTCGTACACCTTCGAGCTTGAGTCACTTAT